CTCGTCTTCGCTGACCTGGAAGTCAGCTACCTCGGCGCGCTTCAGCAGCTGCCCCTCAAGATCACGCGATAGGTCCATCGGTGTCCTCGGTGTCATCTTCGCCATTATCGTCTGCCGAGTCGGGATCCATTTCCTCGGCCTGATCCTCGACTACATCGCCGGCCTGCTGCGTGCCTGAGGCGTTCACCTCATGCGGGTCGGTGTCGAAGATCAGATCCAGCTCATCAGCCATCTCAAGCTCGGCGGCCCTGGCCACCATCAGCTCCTCGAGGTCGCCGCCCTGCTCGGCCACCACCTCGCCCAGTGTCTTGAAGCCGCAGCGCACCGCATCCTTGTAGGCCTGCACCTCCTTGGCCGGATCGACCCACGCCCAGCCGCGCGGCATCCACCGGATCTGCCGGTAACGCTCGGGGTCGGTTTCGTAGAACGGCAGCCCCAGCGCACCGCCGAGCACCGCCATCTCCAGCCAGGCCTCGAACACCGGCTGGTGGAAGTTCTCGATCAGGTACTGCTGCAGCGCGCGCCAGTGGTCGCGATCCTCGAGCAGGCTCAGCCGGCTGCTGCTGTAGTTCGTCTGGCTGAAGTCGCGGCTCACGCTCTCGTAGGAGCAGCCCAAGCCCGCCGCCATCGCCCGCAGCATCGCCCGCAGGAATGGCTCGAACTGACCATCCGGTGCATCAAGCGCCGGCACCGTCACCTTCTCGCCGGGCGCCAGATACTTGAACACGCCGGGCTCGAAGTTGCTCACCCGCTCGCCGTCCACTACCTCATCGCCCAGCAGCTCGCCTTCCGGGCTCTCGATGAAGCCCATCAGCGCGCTGGTCGCCCGCGCGCGGATCACCTCGGCCTCCTCGTAGCCCTGCAGGTGATGCAGCCGCTGGATCGCAGACGCCAGCCACGGCACGCCACGGGTCTGGCCCGGCCGATCCATCAGGTAGAGGTGAATGATCTCCGAAGCCGGGATCAGCTGGTGACGCCCGCTCGGTGGCCCCTGAAATGGCGCATCGCCGGGGTGCTTCTTCAGGAATGCGTACTGCACCGGCCGACCCCAGCGGTCGCACTCGACCCCCATCCGCCACTCGTTGCCGTCGATCGTGCTCTTGCCCGTGTAGGTGTCATCCAGCAGGTCCGACTCGATCACCTCCAGCGCAAACGGCACCTTCCCGCCGCCAAACGGCTGCCGCACCTTGCGGATGAACACCTCGCCCGACTCGGCCATTGCGCCGATCACCAGGCGCTCCATGTCGTGCCAGCTCAGCCGGCCGCCGGTGTGGCAGTGCTGCTTCTTGCTCCAGACCTTCCACGCGCTCTCGATCGCATCGTTCACCGACTGATCCAGCCGCCCGCCGCCGCGCACCATCCGCACCTGCGCCTGCATCTTGATGCCGGTGCCGATCACGTTGTTCTTCACCGCGCGGATCGCCTGGCGCGCGTAGTCGTTGTCCCGCACCAGCTGCCGCGAGCGGTTGCGCAGTCGCGGCAGGCTGCCCTTGATCTCAGCGTCGGCACTGTTGCCGCCCGTCACCCAGTCGCTGGTGAGCCGGCTCACCATCGCGCCCTGATACATCCGCCGCCGGGGTGCAGCAGTCGGCTCAGGGGTGCCGCGCTGCAGCCAGCCGAGGATCGAGGATCGGATGCCCATCAGAAGCGCACGAAGAGGTTGTGAGGATTGCCGAGGCCGTTGGCCTGCAGCTGCGCGGCCTGCTCGCGCTTCACGCTGGCCTTCAGACTAGATTCCAGCGCCAGCAGGTCAGCCAGCTCCATCTTCTTGAGCCGCCGGTTGCCAATCGTGTACTCAGCCACCGCGCCACCCGCGACCATCGCGCGGATCGCACCCTGCACCGCGTCGAGATCTTTCTGCGCCTGGCTGCGGCCATCGAATGCGCCAGGTGTGCCCGTGTAGCTCAGCGCAGGCAGCACATCGAGCTGCCCGGCGCCAAGCGTCACATGCACGCCGCTGTTGCGCGCCTCGGCCTGCCAGAACCATGTGCCTGCATCGAACGCGGCGCTGGTCGCCTGCGCGATCGTGAACTCCCACCCGGTCCCGTAGGCCGTGCCGGTCACCGTGGCGCCTTCGCTCGCGGTGTTGGTTCGCAGGTAGTAGAAGAGCCCCCAGCCGTCGCTGCTGCTGATCGGGTTGCCCAGGTTGTCGCGGCCGGCATTATCACGCCACTTCACCGTGTCGCCTGCTCGGATCTGGGCGGGGATGTTCACGGCCTCACCAGTTGCGGACAAACGCCGACGCCGCGGCTTTCTCCGATCTTAGGCGCGGCTTGCGTGCCTCGGTATCCGTCTTCTCCAGTCGCTTTTCCAGTTGATCCCAGATCGTTCTGCGGTCGTACCGCTGGTACAGCCGATGTACCGCTGCATACGCATAGACCAGACAATCCAGCGCCTCATTCCGCGCGCTTGGTTTCTTCACCCACTCCCGCACCGGGAAGCCCTTCACGTACCGCAGCGCCTGCTTCTCTGCTGTCAGCTGCTCGAAATACTCACTCCCGGTCTGCGCATGGAAGTGCAGGTAGCCCGGCCCCGGCTCGTTGTGCTTCAGCCGCCCGAACAGCGTCGTCTTGATCGTGTCGCCACCCACCGGGAACACCTGCGCGCCGCGCTTCAGCGTCCGGCCCTGCGCGTTGATGTCCACCTTGCTGGCCTTGCCGATCGGCGCCTTGCCCCGCTGGCTCTGGCCCTTGATCGCGATCACACCCACGCTCTGGCGCTCCCGCGCGTACTGGTACACCTCCGCCGTTGCGTGGCCGCCCGAGTCCACGCACACCACGTCCGCCCGCAGCTTCGCCCCGCTCACGTGTTCCCAGTCGTGCAGCACCAGCACGTCCAGCTGCTTCCACACCTCAGGCCGGCACGGGTCGCCGAAGATCTCCTGGTGATCCACCAGCCAGCCTTCCTCCTCCCGGCCCCAGGCCCACACACTCACCGCCAGGCGATCGCCCGCACTGCCGCCGCCGCCCTGCACGTCCACGCCGATCGTCACCGCCAGCGCACCCTCCGGCAGCTGGCCCGACGCATACGGCTCGCACCGCTGCAGCAGCGCGTCCGCGCTCACCTTGCTGGCAAAGTCTTCCTCCCATGTCTCAGCCAGCCGCGTGTTCACGAACGACTTCAACATCGGCGCGTCGGTCTTGGCCCGCAGGAAGTCGTCCACCATGTCGGCCCAGCTCAACCACCCGAGCGGGCTGTAAAGCCCCGACAGCTGGTAGCCGGCCGTCTTGCCGTCGCTCGGGGCCGTCGCGCGCCACTTGCCCTGGCGCAGCATCGCCGGCTTGTGGATCTCCGCAAACCGCTCGCGGCAGTGCTCGCACTCGTAGACCGCCGTCGCCGGGTCGTTCTTCTCCCACTTGAGCTGCGGCCATTTCAGCCACTGCATCTCCGAGCAGCTCGGGCACGGCACATAGAACCGCCGCTGGTCGCTGCGCTGGAACTCAGCCTCGATCCGGCTGAAGTCCTTCACCGTCGGCGTGCTAGTGAGCAAGATCTTGCGCCGCGCGAACGTCGTCGCGCGCTTCTCGGCCAGGCTCACCGGGTCGCCTTCGCCATCCACGTCAGTCGGGAAGGCGTCGATCTCGTCGCAGAAGATGTAACGGCACGGTGTTGAGCGCAGACCCGTCGCACTGTTGGCACCGGTCAGCAGCATCATTCCGCCGGGGAACTCCTTCGCGAACATCGTGTTGCCGCTGTCACGGCTACGGCTCGGCGCGATCTTCTGCGCCAGCACCGGCGTCTCGGTGATCAGGCTCTCGAGACGCTGCTTGCTCAGGCGCTTAGCCATCTCCACCGTGGGCTGCACCAGCAGCATCGGCCCCGGTGCGTGCGCGATCACGTAGCCCAGCCAGTTGCTCCCGCTCTCGGTCTTGCCCGTCTGCGCCGCGAACATCATCACCACCCGCTGCACCGGGCTGGTGGTGCTCAGGCAGTCCATCGGCTCGCGCAGGTACGGCGTCCTATTCGTCCGCCACGGCCCCGGCTCCGCGCTTGCCTTGCTGCTCAGCCGCCGGTGCTTGTCCGCCCACTCGCTCACCGTCAGCGGTGGCTCCGGCCGCAGGCCATCCATGAACGCATCGCGCCAGACGCTCACAGCAGCGCCCCCTGCTCGGGCAGCTGGATCCGCCCGCGCGCCATCTCCAGGTACTCTGCCTCCCGCTCGATGCCGATGAACCGGAAGCCCTCCAGCGCCGCCGCCTTGCCGGTGCTGCCCGAGCCCATGAACGGATCCAGCACCACGCCGCCCGGTGGCGTCACAAGCCGGCACAGGTAGCGCATCAGCTCGGTGGGTTTCACTGTCGGATGCCCGTTGCCATCGCCGCGGTCGGCCTTGCTGGCCTTCGCGCAGTAGAAGAACCGGGCGGCGGAGCCACCTGAGTCGTTGTGGCCGCGCATCGTGTCAAACGTTGGGTCACCTTTTCCGTAGACCTTCTCATCTGCGCCGGTTAAACCCACGCCGCGCATAGACGCCTTCGATGGCGCCGTCTGCGGAAACAGCCTCACCACCTCATCGCTGCCGTCGTGGATCAGGTTCGCCGGCCAGCGGCCTGGAGGCTGCTGGAACTCACCTGCTCCGCCACGGCGCCAGCTATTACCAGCATCGTCACCCCATAGCTGATCGCGTTCGGTGGGGGTGGTCGCGTAAGCACCGCCACCGAGAGGGTCATCGGTTGCCACCCTGCACCCATCCACATTCAACGCCCCGGTCCCGTGCTCCAGCACGTTCGCCGCCACCGTGCCCTTGAACGGCTTGCGCGCCACCGTGATCGGCTCCAGTGCAGGCTTCAGTGCGGTGCCCCAGCCCTGCCAGTCGCCGTCCAGGTTGCGGCTCTTGGGGAATCCGCTGCCATAAACCCACGCGATCATGTCGCGGATCTCGAAGCCCGCATCCTCGATCGCAACCGCCATCCGGTGCTGCGTCCTGGTGCCCGCGAACGCCAGCAGGTGCCCGCCTGGCTTCAGCACCCGCAACACCTCGCGCCACACCTCCGCGCCCGGCACGTCGTAGTCCCACGCCTTGCCCATGAAGCTCAGCCCATAGGGCGGGTCCGTCACGCAGGCATCCACGCTGCAGTCCGGCAGCTCCTTCAGCCGCTCCAGGCAGTCGCCGTGCAGGAGTTCGATCATGCTTCCGAGTCTGCCAGCGACAGCAGCGCATCACGGTGCTCATCGCTCAGCAGCTGGTGGATCACCGCCGGGTCCGTCTCGCCCGCCAGCTGGTGGCTCAGCCGATCGGCCAGGTTCGAGAGCGCCTCGCGGATGCTCCGCCCGATCTGGAACGCTTCCTTCTTCACCTCATCAGCTGGCACCAGCTCCTTGCGCTGCAGCGCCACCTGCAGCTTCGCCAGCTCCGCCTGGTAGTGCTCACGCCGTGCACGGCTCTCGTTGAGCTCCGGGATCGCATCATCGGGCAGCGCGTCGATCCGTTGCCGCAACTCGCGCGGGCTCTGCACCTCAATCGGGTCGGCCACACGCACCTTCGCGTTGTGCGTCGCCTTGGTGTTCCGGTCCCACAGCTCCATCGCTAGGTCACGGTCCAGCCACCGCTTGCCGTCCTTCTCCACCACCGCCTCAGCGATGCGAGACTTCGTGGCCGCCGTTACTGAGCCCTTCGCGCAGCCTTTGATTGCCGCGAACTCGCTAAAGGTGACCAGCAAGCTGTTGCAGCCTCTTGTTCGGTCTAAATGTTAGTGAAGTATTGAACTATCAAACAGGTGGGGAGGTCTATGGGTGTCAACTTACCGGAAATTACCGTTTAAGACCCGTGAGACCTGACGCTAGCCGTAGCGCGGGGTTCGAATACACCCGCATCCCCGGAATCCGGGAGGACCCGCGACCTGCACTTGAGAATCATTCTCAATAGTGCACCCCTCGGCCCAAACCCCTTGCGGCGCAAGGGATCTCAGCGACCACTCCCCAAGCGCCTGACCAGCTCGGC